AGCAATGATAACGGAAGTACTTATTATAAAATAGCAAGTACAATTTCTGTTCCGGCTGATTCAACTTTAAGTTTTTTAGATGATGTAGGACCTCTTTGGTTAGATGAAACAGATTTATTAGCCGTTACAGCAGGAACAGCAAGTGATTTATCTTGGCATGTTTCTTATGTTGAAATGGCTGACTAATAATTAAGGAGTCTAAAACATGGCAAAAATAATTAAATCAGCTAAAGGTTCATTCACAGCAGCTAGTATAACAGTAGATGGTTCTGGAAGAGTTGTAACAGCTTCTTCAGGAGCAGGTGCAGCAAACATGGGAGCTGCTATAATAAAAAGTGGACCCGCTTCAGGAACTTATACTGCTGACCCTTCTGCTACAAAATTTCAAGCTTATTTATATGGAGGCGGCGGCGGAGGCGGCGGCGCTTCTCATCATTCCAGCGGTGGATCTGGTGGAGCTGGCGGAGTTGGTTTTTTTACAGGAAGCGTAAGTGGCGGAACTGGTTATAGTTATTCTATTGGTGCAGCAGGTAATGGCGGTAGTGCTATTTACCCTAACGCTAATGCTGGTAATGCTGGTGGAGCTACTAACATTACAAATTTAGCAACGGTTAACGGAGGAAACGGAGGCCAAGGGGGAGGTCCTGGTGGTTATCCTGGACCTACGGGATCAGCTGGTAGTGCCGGAAGCGCACCTGGAGCAGATTCTACAGATATAGCTTCAGGAGCTTTATTAGGTTATAGAGATGTAGGAAATGGCGGATCTGGTGCACAAAGAGGATATAATACTCCATCTCCACCTAATGGATCACCTGGAGGTGGCGGTAATGGTGGTGGAATGGTAATCTTTGAAAATGTTGGGTAATTAAATTATGGCACACATTATATATACACAAGAAAATAAAGTTTTTAGAATAGCTGAAACTGATGCTCACAAAGATGCAATAAACGGTATTGAAAATTATAATGCTGTATCTATTTCTGATTCAGACTTTGCTAAAATTAAAAAAAGTGAACTAACTGTAGGTGATTATGATTCAGCTAACTCTCAACATTCAACAACAGTTGTAGATGTTACAGGAGCTTTAGATAGTGACGGAAATGCCATAGGAGCTATTCATGATCTAACTACTCTTTCTTTATATTTAAAAAATATTGAAAACCAATTAAAAGAATTTTGTGAAGTATCTGATAATAGTTCGAATCCGTTATTTACAATTTGTAATAATTATTGGGATTATTTAAAACACAATTCTATGGAAGAGCACGATTTTACAGCTAATCCTATTTATACTTGGGAAAAGTATTGTGAAGATAATTCAATATCATACGTACATCCTTTACAAATACCTTAATATTTAGTTTACAATTCTTATAAAAAAGATATAACAGTTTGCATGAAAGACATGCTATATAACAAGATTGAATTTCTTGCTACAATTGATTATTCAGAACAAATAAAAGATAATAAAAAATTATTACCTGAGCCTATTAAATTTAATGTACCTGATTGGTATAAAAATTTAAAACATTCTATTAACTTTAAAACAGTAAAAGGTTGTATGCCTTTTTTGGATACATTGACTACTGGATATGTTTTGAAACTTCCTATAGATTATAATGTAAATCATAATTTTATAGACAAAGAAGAAAGAAAAACAGGTTTTAAATCTTCTGTATCTGAAAATCCTTTTAGTTCATATTTACAAGATGTAAATCTTAACCACGGATCTAGTTATCATCCAATTGGTCAAATAGAAGGCTCTCCTCAAGTTAAGAAAAATTTAACTTTACCTATCCATAAAATTGCAAACCCATGGGTTATAAAAACACCACCAGGATATTCTTGTTTGTTTTTACCACCAATGAACAATTCTGATGACAGGTTTTCTATAATTCCTGGTATAGTTGATACAGATGTTTTTGAAAATGAAATAAATTTTCCTTTTATTTTAAATGGAGATAAATACCCTATATTAGAAACAACTATTAAATTAGGGACTCCTTATGCTCAGGTAATACCTTTTAAAAGAGATGAATGGAAAATGAAAATAGATTTTATAAAAGATAAAACTTCTATAAAAAACAAAGTAAGTTTTTTTGAAAATATAATAGATAATTATAAAAATAAAATATGGAAAAAAAAGAAATGGATTTAAAACCACCATCTACTATTCAGGAATATATACATGTTACTGATAATGTTGTTGAAGAAAGACATCTTGATGTTTTTTTTAAAATATGTAAAGAACGTAAAGAATTTAAAGATGGTTATATTATGGGAAAAGGCCCAGAACAAATTAAAAATACAGATATAAGAAATGTAAAAATTTGGCATCCAAATAGTATAACCGGGTCTATGACCGAAGCTCATTGGACTGGATTCTTAGTTGGCATGCTTAAAGATAGTTTAAATAATTATCTTGAAACTATGTTTATAAATAATCCACGACCTTGTATTAGTGAAATACAGATATTAAAATATAAAATTGGAGGTCATTATAAATTTCACACTGATTTAGGACCTTCAAATGCTAGAAGTATAAGCTTAATTTTTTTTGTTAATGATGACTATGAAGGCGGTGATTTGTGTTTTAAAGATATAAAAAACAATCAAGAATTAATAATAGAAAAACAAAAAAATAGGTTAATAGTATGGCCTAGTAATTTTATGTATCCACATTCAGTTAAACCAGTTACGAAAGGGACAAGGTATTCAGTTGTATCATGGGCAGTTTAAAAGACTATAAAATAGTAAAAAACTTTTTAAATAAAGATGAAATTAATTTAATATCTATGTATTGTGAAATATCTCATAGAAATAATACAAAAAAATTTGATAGAAGCCATCTTACTAATAATGCGGATAGTTCTTATTATGCTGACTATTTAACAGAATCATTACTTTTAAATAAAAAAAATATTATGGAAAAAGAAAGCGGTCTTAAATTACTTCCTACATATAGTTTTTGGAGAACGTATACAAAATATGCTACTTTAACAAAACATAAAGATAGACCCTCATGTGAAATATCAGTTACAGTTTCGATAGCTAATGATGGAACAGATTGGCCTATTTTTATGAATAATAAAAAAGTTATTTTAAAACCAGGTGAAGCTGCTATGTATAGAGGCTGTGATGTAAAACACCATAGAGAAGAACTTTTAGGAGATTATCAAACACAAGTTTTTTTGCATTATGTAGATGCTAATGGGCCACATAAAGAATGGAATCGTGATAAAAGAAAGTATTGGGGAGAATAGAAATGATATTTAATCAAAAAAAAGACGGATCATGTGATATAGAATTTACTAAAGAAGAATTAGAAATAATTGCAGAACATAAAAAAATTTTTTTACCTGCTGAAGGACTACGTCATTTTGGAAATGCTTTAGTAAAAATGGTTGTAGATTGGAATATGAATTTTAATGAAGATGTAAAAAAATTAATAACCGATGACAAAACTGTAGTTAAAGGTCAAAAGCCTAAAGATACAGATGATTAGTGTAGTTAATAATTTTTTAGATAATGATGAATTTTTTAAGATTCAAAAATTACTTTCGAGTAAAAAATTTCCATATTTTTTAACACAAGATCCTAAAGTATTAGTACATCCTATAATTGATAAAACGGAATATAGTTTCTTTTTAGAGTCTTTAATTTCAAAATTAAGTGAACAATTAAAAGTTAAAACTATTTTAAGTTCAGAAGTTTATTTAATTATTAAAGATAAAGAAAACCTTTTTTTAAATATAGGCAAAAAGGACCCATACGATATATCTTTAAATGATGATTCTTTGACTTCTCTTTTGTATATGAATTCTAATAATGGTTATACACAAATTTTTGGTAAAGATAAAGTTGACCCTATTCAAAATAGACTTTTTACTTTTTCTTCTAATATTTCATACGAAGAAACCACACCTACAAATGAACCTTTTAAATCAGTTATAAAATTAATCTATTCTTTATAAAGTGCCTAAGTCATTAATTTTTAGTCAATGCATTTTACATGATTATTTTATTAATTCAAAAGTAGATAATCAAATCTATAAAACACTTTTAAAAGAAGAAGAAAAAAATAAAGGAAATGTTAAATCTAACTCAGGGGGATTTCAAACTAAAGATATAAAAAATAAATTTATTTGTGAAAGTATACTAAGAAAATCTGTAGATTTAATAAGAACTAATTATAAATTTAAAAAGAAAGTTGGTTTTTTTATAAAAAATTTATGGATAAATAAAAACAAAAAAAATAATTTTAATAATCCGCATGTACATCCTTCTTCTAATTTTTCAGGAATATACTATCTAACAGTTCCAAAAAAAGATGGAGAATTAGTTTTTTTAGAAAATGATAAACGTTCTATGAATGATTTATCTTTTTTTATAGATTCCGAAGAATTTTATTCTGAACATTATGTTATCCCTAAAAAAGGTATGTTTTTATTATTTCCTTCTTCTTTGTCTCATATGGTTAGGCCACATTCTGAAAATGTAGATAGAATTTCAGTAGCTTTTAATATAGGTTTGACTTAAAATATTGGCTCTTTCCTTCTTTATTTATTTAATATATAAGATAAATTAGATATATAAGGATTTAATATGCTACAAAAGATAGGTTTCCAACCAGGTATAAATAAACAAATTTCAGAAACTACAGCTGAAGGTCAGTGGATAGACTGTGATAATGTTAGATTTAGATATGGAACACCTGAAAAAATAGGTGGTTGGAAGCAATTAGGTACAGATAGTTTAACAGGAGCTGCAAGAGGTCTTCACCATTTTGTAAATAGTTTAGGTAGAAAATATGCTATTATAGGGACTAACTCTATTTTATACGCTTATTCAGGTGGTGTATTTTATGATATACACCCTATCAAATCAACAACTACACTTACAAATGCTTTTAGTACGAGTAACGGATCACCCATTGTTACCATAACTTACCCTTCAGCACACAATATTCAAGAAGATGATATTATTCTTTTAGATAATTTTACAGCTATAACTAATTCAAATTTTAGTGCATCTGACTTTGATGATAAAAAATTTATGGTAACAAGTGTGCCAACAACTACAACTTTAACTATTACAATGCCTTCTAATGAAACAGGTAGTGGTGCAACAACATCTGGCGGCATTAGAGTTCAACATTACTACCACGTTGGACCTGCAGTACAGGCAAAAGGTTTTGGTTATGGGTTAGGTTCTTGGGGTGGAGAAGAAGCAGGAGCAGTAACAACAACTTTAGATGGCGCGATTAATTCTGCAGTTACTAGTATTACAGTAGCTGACGCTTCACAATTACCGGACTCAGGAACTAATTTTATTATAATAGGCTCTGAAGAAATATCTTATACCGGTATTAGCACTAATACTTTAACAGGATGTACAAGAGGTGTAGCAGGAACAACAGCAGCTTCTCATAGTGATGGTGCAACAGTTACAAACTCAACTAACTATGTTGCGTGGGGCGAAGCAGCATCAGGAGATTTAGTTATTGAACCTGGTATGTGGTCTATAGATAATTTTGGAGATAAAGCTATTTGTTTAATACACAACAGTGCATGTTTTGAATGGGACTCTTCATTATCAAATGCAACGACAACAAGAGCAACAGTTATATCAGGTGCGCCAACA